CCCGGGACGGCGCGATAAATATTCGTGAGCGTGGCGGCCGGGCAGGCGATCGGTCCGGTGCTCTGGCAAGCAAAAACCACGCTTACAGTCCCGCCGGAACCAATCTTGGCCTTGGACGTGCTGGCGTACAGATCGCCCGCTGTTGAGCTCGCCAGCGACCCGGACGGTATGACGACGCCCGGACTCCCGGTGCAGGTCGCGACGACGGACGTAGCCACGGCCGGGTTGCGCTCGAGAAAATAGATCCGGCCGATCGCGTCTTGCATTCTGCCCGTCGCTAGGGCCGGGTCGACGCCGTTGAGCACTTGCAGCACAAGCGCGTTTTTCTCGCCGATCGCCGCCGTGAAAGCCGTTGCGAGCTGCCCTTGCGGCGTCGACAGGGACGGGTTGAGATTGCCCCCGAATGCGGCGTTAAGATCCGCCTGTACGCCCGCCAGAATCTCCGGCTCGCTAGGCGCGACGAAGCCCCGGGCTCCGAAGGTCGGCGACGGTACGCTTGTGGCCATTACGAGCCCCCTATGGACGTTGAGCCGCCCGCAAATGCGACTGTTAGCACGGTCCCGGCGGTGTCCGTAACCCGCACTTGACCGGTAAGCTGGCGGCCGGCAATCGACGCGAGCGTGCAGGTTGCGGCGACCACGCCGGGGACGGTAAGGGCGGCCCGCGTAAACTGTTCCTTGATCCGCGAGACCGGCGGTGCGTGGCCTAGAATTTGGTCAAAATACGGGACGCCAAGGGCCGTGTCGTACCACGCTTCCCCAAGGAACAAGCGGATAGCCGACGCGACGTCTTGCGCCATAGCGTACGGGTCGGAAGCCATGGCGATATTGCCCGCCGCGTCTAGGCAGAGATCCCAAGTCGATTGATCTAGCAGAAGGCTGTTCATGGGATGCTGCCCCCCGTGTTGCCGCCGCCGACCGTAACGCCGGTGTGCTTGTGCGTGGTGAGGCTGCGGCCGTCGCCAGTGACGACGCCGGTAAAGGTCGCGGTGCTATCCCCCGTAAGCGCGCCGGTCACATGGACCGCGCCTTCTAGCTGGATATCCGGGCTCGTAATGGTCACGGTGGGGGCCTCAACGGTGACAGCGCCCCCCGACTGTATCGCAACGTCGCCCGGCGTGACAATCTGGATCCCGTCGGCGTAAAACCGCACATATTGCGTCGGAACGCCGTTTAGAAACCCGCCGATATACAGGCCGTCGGACAGGCTGAATTGCCGGAAGCTGCCCGGGTTAGCCGCCGCCTTGGTCGCCTTGACTGCGCTTATGTCGCGGGAGGCGAAGACGGCTAGCCCTATGTCGTCAACCTTTGGATCCAGAATCACGGCGTCCGTCCCGCCCTGCAGGCGCATATATGGGAGCCCGTAGATAGGCGCGTGCGGCGTGGCATTGCCCGCCCCGTCAATTTGCGCCACGAGCGGGAGCACGTCGACCGTGCCGACGGCCGACACGCCGCCCGCGTTAGAGACCGCAAGCACCTTGACCACGGTCGCCGTCGCCATTTGCCCCATGACCATGCGCACGACAAAGTCCAGCGCGTTAGCGGTATCCGTCGCGCTCGAGAGCTGTTGCGCGCCTTTGTAGTTGTCGCTAGCTGGCAAGGGCGATTCTCCCAAGGACGGTGCATTGCGCACGCGTAAACCACGCGCCGCCCGGAGCTAGGCTTTCCAGATCATGAGAGACCGCAAACACGGTCCATTGCCCGGCGGCCGGCGTGAGCACGCTCTCAACCTGAATCGCGCGGCCAAAGATCACGGCGGGGTTAAACAGAGACGTGACCAAAATTCCGTTTTCCGTATGCGTCGGGAAGCCGACTAGGCCCGTGGCGGCGTTTATGAGAGGGATTTGCCCGCCGCGCACGCCGTCCCGGGGCCATATCGCAACGGCGTTTATGACGTCGTCGACGAAGAAGTTAAAACCGCCGTCCCGCGCCACGCTCTCGAGCTGTTGCCGGCCCGTCCCCGGGTAGTTGGGACTCGTGAGCACAACGCCTTCGACGCCGCCATTTTCGAACCCGTACCCCATTTGCTGCGCAAGGCCGGCGACAATCGTCGCGGCGTCGACGCTACCTTGAAAGCTTGTCGCCGGAAGGGGGCGCAGCGCGTCCAGAAGGCCGCCGAAAGCTTCGACCAGCAAGGCGACTTCGGGCGCGTTTGTGCCGTCCACCCATGCTTCTGTGATCGTACCGGAAAAAACCACGCTTTTCCCGTTGGCGTCGCCCGCCGTGAGCGTGACTGTATTGTTCCGGCCGTCGACCAGCGGCTTCCCGAGCGTTGAGAGCTGGTTCATGGTCGACAGGGTCAAGCCGTAGATCTTGATTGACGCCCGGGAGAGGGACACGCCGCCGTTTTTCTGGATACTGGCGGCGACGCGAAGCCCCGTGATTTCGACAGTATCGACGCCGTCTTGCCCAAAGTTGCCTTTGCCAAGCTGGAATTTAACGTCGATCTCGCGGCGTAGAAACGTCATAGGTATACCAATTGCCAGCGCGACCCGAGGCCGTCGTAGGTCGGATCTTGGTCGCCTTGAGTGTCCAGCCACGACAAGTCGCCGATAAAGCCTAGATAGGCGTCGATCACCACGCGCACGCGGTTACGGGCCGCCACGCCGCCAATAACAAGCGCGTCGTTGACGTAAAGGTTCACGTATAGCCCGTCGCCCCGGGTGACGACGTCAATCTTGCAGGGTTGGCCCCCTAGCGAAATCGCCAGCGTTTGCGACGGGACGGCCTGCAGCGGGACGGTGAGCATTAGGCGACCCCCGGGGATGGAACGAACGCGGCCGGGTCCGGCGCGCTGGCGGGGGCCGGCCCGGGCTGGACGGGCCCGCTGTTAGCCGTAGCGGCGGCGCTAGGGGCCTTTGAGCTCGTAAACGTGGTTACGGCCGTATTGCGCACTTGACGGGCCACAACGTCGACTGTGAGCATTTGCGCGCCCTTTTCGGCGGTGCGCCTCATTTCGCGTCGGACTAGGCTGATATCGAGGTATGTCGCTTCAGGCGTGACCGCGTCGTACAGATCCAGCGACTTAAGCGCATTGTCGACTGTTACGAGGAACGCGGTTCGCTCCGCAAGCGTGCCGGATTTTTTGAAGGTAAAGCGGATCTCTTGGGGAACCTCAACCTTGTTATAAGATTCAAAAGCCCCGTCCTCGAGCGGGTAGTCTATGACCCGGTATTCCTTTTGCTCTTCGAAGGCTTCGACACTGTCCGCGACTACGACAGGCGCGTTGAGGGCCGCCTTGAAGATCCCCCACCTAAACGGTTCGGCCTGCGCAGCCACGGCCGCCCCGTCGGACGCGCCAAGCGTCCCGGTCACTTGGCTTAGAAGCGTGTTAATCGTCCCGCTGATTTGACCGGCCGCGCCGATGATCCCCGCAAACGTCCCGATCGCTTGGCCCGCGATGCCCCCGGACAGAATGGCCGTCAGATTCCCGGACCCGTCCAGAATGCCCCGGAGCGTCCCGAGCACGGGGCCGGCCTGCCCGTTAGACAGGAGCAGCACGCCCTGCAGGGCCCCCGTAAATTGCCCGCTGGCGGCGTCCCGGACGCCCTGCAGCGTGCCAGACAGCACGTTAGCCGCGCCGACTGCGGAGCGCAGCAAAGGGGGCACGCCGGGGACGTTCGGGACGTTGGGGAAGGGCGGGACGCTGACGGGCGTTTGCGGCATTAGACCAGCCCCAAATTGGCTTGCGGGACGACTACCGCCAGCTCGCGAGATATGCCCGTTGCGATGCCCCGGGCGTCCGTGGCGGCCGTGTGGACGTGCAGGGCCCCGATGGTCACGCTTGCGCCGCCGACGTTGCTAACGGGCCGGTACCGCTGCAGGGCCGCTTGACCGCGCTGTATGTCCCCCGTCGTTTCCGCGCCTTGCGCGGGACGCATGAATTTGCGGATATAGGCGTCCAGTACTGCCCGCTCGCCTCGAGCGCTCCGGACTGCCGCGCCGCCTTGGTCGCCGCCCCGGAGCTCATAGTCCATAAATTCAAGTTGCTGGAGAAGCGTCGGGTCCGACCCGTACTTCTCAAAAAGCTTGCGCTGCCGTGACCCTAGCCATTGCCCGACGCCGTACGCGCCGCTTGTCGGGTTTACCGCTTTTGGGTCGCCTTTGGATTCCGCATAAATGCCCGCCGCGATGCCCCGGGCGACGTCCTGCGAATAGCCGCGATCGGTGAAAAACTTGACGATATGCCCAAAGCGTTCCGCGCCGCCGGGCCCTTGGGGGCTCGCGCCGGCCGGACCGGGGGCTTGCGGCGTGCCTCCTGTTGTCTCCGGGTCCAGTCCGCGCGCCGCTCGCCAGAATTTGACCGCTGCCCGCGTGCCGTTGGTCCACGCCGACTCTAGCGATTTGACGACGTCGACGACGGTATTCTTAACGGACTTCCAAGCGCCGCTGAAATCTCCGGACAGGAGCCGGGCGATCGCCTGAATCGAGCCGAACAAAACGTCAAAGACGGGCTTCGCCACGGCAAAGAGCGCGAGCGTGGCGTCTTTGGCCGCCGACATGAACGCCCGGAAGGATTGGTCTTGTGCGATTGCCTGCAGCGCCTTGCCGATGGCTGTAGCGGCCGGAACGACGTCTTTCATGATCACGCGGGCAAAACCGGCCGCCATGGTGATCAGATCGGCTTGCGCGCGCTGCAGCTCTTCGGCGTCGGCGGCGGCCTGTTTCGTAGTCACGCCTAGCCGGTATTGGGCGTTAAGGAGCTCTTCGGTCGCGGCCCGGCCCTTTACGAGCGTCGAGACCATGGCCGGGCTAAAGCCCATTTGCCGGCCGATCGCGGCGGCTTGCGTCGGGTCCATGCCCGCGAATTTGTCGGCGATCTGCAAGAGCGCTTCGCCCGGGTCGTCGAGATCCTTAAGCGAGAGCCCTAACAGGTTGAAGAACGGGATAAGCTGCGATTGGCCGGTTAGCCGAATATCCTCAAAGCTATTGCGCAGCAGGGACAGATCCGACGCGGCTTGTTCGGCCGTGCCGCCCGCGCCCCGGAGCACGCCGCCCCAAGCGCTAATCTCTTCGGTAGACTCGCCAATCTGGCGGGACAGGCGGCCAATAGACGCGTCCCCGCTGATGATGTTTTTGACGAAGCCGGTAACGGACCCGAGGCCGAGGAACGCCGCCCCATAGGCGAGCGTCGCTTTTGTGAGCTGCGAAAAGCTCTCGCGCTGGCGCTTTTGGCTCTCTTCGATCGCCTGCCCGCGCTTTTGCGCGCCGTCCCGAACCTTGCGTTCCGTGGCGTCCAGCCGCGAGGCTTCTTTCTCGAAATTGCCCCCGTCAAGCCGAAGCGTGACTATCAGGCTGTCAATTATCGTCGGCATTTGAGACCCGCGCGTTGTACCCGTCGACGCGAATAATCTCTAACAGATCGTACGCATCTTGAAGCCCGTAAATCGTCTGCAGCTCGTGCAGCGTCGCGAGGCGGCTCGAAACAACGACGGCGATAAGCCCCGGTACGTTTACGTAAGGGGCGAAGCGTCCGACCCGGTCGCCGCCGTCCTCGAGCTCAAGAGGGCTGCGACCGTGGAAAAATCCACGTGTAACTTGAGCACTTCGCCACGAAGCCAAAGCCGCGTACCGACTTCTTCGGTGTCGTCGTCGACCAGCCCGCGCCGCACGAGCGGGTTACGGGCGTCCGGGACGTGCTGGACGCAGCTCGTAAACATTTCGTCCATAAGCGGTTTTGCGTCGGCGTGGGTCATGCCGCCGAAGGCCCGGAGACCTAGCGACGCGATACCCGCGAATCCGGACGCCTCAACGTCTTCCGGAATTTCAACGCCGGATCTCGCCAGTGCGAGGAACGCCCGGAGCGCCCAATCTTCGGCCTGCGCTGCGCTCATTTCCGTGAGCTCAAATGTCTTGCCTTGATCGCGACCCGGGGCGGTGACGGTCACGGTGGCGGTACGGCGGGCCACTAGAAAGGAGCCGGTTGGACGGCCTGCCAAGTGATGACAAAGGCCCGGGGCTGCAGCACCTTCTTGACGCCGGCGAGGGGCTTGTAGGACGACAGAATGCCCCGCGTGAGCGTGTACTTTTTGGACAGCGACGGAATCGCAATCGACCCGTTGGCGATATAGAGCTCGCGAACGACGTCTTGCGCCGACGTCCAATTGTCGAAAAAGTCGTTGCTGAGGCTGTCCGCCTGCAGCGTGACGGTCATCTTACGTTCCTTGGGGATGAAGCCCCCGGACAGCAAGCCGTCGACGCCCATCATGGTTTCCGCGCCTTCGACCGCGTCGACGTCGAACGCGTCGTCAGTCGAAAATCCTTGGATCCGCTGCGGCGTGACGTAAAGGCCCGTCACGGATAGCAGCAGGATGGCGTTTGCCGCCGTTAGGGTACGTCGGGCCATTATTGCACCTGCAGGCTAGCGAGAGTGATTTTCTGGACGCTCTGCCCGTCCGCGTACCAGAGGGTACAGGGCGGCGACTCACGGGCGGCGCGGACGATCGGGCTGGCGTCTTGAACCAAGAAGTACCAGCCACGAGCCGACACGATCGGCGCGGCGTCAAAGCCTGCCACGTTGTTGATCGTCGCGGCCTGTTGCGCGGACAGGGTCACGCCGGGGCGGATCGCGCCGAAATTCAGGGCCGCGTTAATCGGGTCCAACGCCGCCGCTTCGATCAGCGCGTATCCTTCGGCGTTGTACGGAATCGACGGCGTCCCGGTAAGCAGCGTCATAAGAGCGAGCTGCAGGCTGTTGTTGAGCCAAATCTGGTTCACATAGCTGTCCAGCCACGCAAACGATCCCGAGACCGACCCGGGGTACACGAAAACGAATTCGTCGTTTGCGGTCGCGTACGCGCCGTAGAAGTTATACCCGTTGGCCCTAAGTTGGTCCGCTACGGTCGAATTTGTCACGCTGGCGGTGATGCCCGCTTGCGAGCGGAAGGCGATGGTCGCGCGGGCGTTGGCCCGGGCGAAGTCCAGCGACGCAACGAAGCCCATGACCAGCGCGCCTAGATATTGGTCGGTCGGGCTGTAGATTGGCGCGGTGCCACTGTACCCGGCGGCGGCAATCTGGCGCCCGGCGCAAAGCGCGCTGTCCGTGATCGCGAGAGCGTCGGTGTCCCAAAGGATATAGGCGTATCGGTCGTCTTGCGCGTTGGTCCAGCTTGCAAACAGAATCTTGTCGGCAAGGGATGGCTCAAAGCTCGTGGTGAACGTGGCGAAGTTTTGAGTCGCCGCGATAAGAGCGTCCATGTTGGTCGACGGGACGCCTTCGGCCGCGCCTTGCGACAGGGTCGCGCCGGTCGCGGCCGTGAGCTTCAGCGAGACCGCCAGAGCGCCCGAAGCATAGGTGATCGTGCCGGTAGCGCCCGGGGTGCCCCCGGTGATGACAAAAGCGCTCGAGACACTGTCATAGGCCACGGTCGCCGGGCCGGCGCTAACGGTAGTCGACGACGCGGTTTGCGACGGGCTGACGACATACGTCCCGGTCCCGCCCGTGCCGGACAGGAGGGCCGTGACGACGGTTCCGGCGGTGACGCCCGTTCCGCTGATAACTTGCCCGACGGCAAGCGCGCCACTGGCGACGGCCGAGACGGTCATAGTGCCGTAAGAGCCGGTAATGGTCCCGGATCCGACCGATTGAGACAGGCTGACTTGATAGGTGCCGACGCCGTTCGCCGTGCCGGAAAGTTGCTTCTGGACTTGAGTCCCGGCGGTGACGCCGGTTCCGGCGAGGATTGCGCCATTCTGCACGCTCCCGCCGCCGACGGCGGTCACGGTGAGAATCCGGCCTTCAATCGACGCCGTGACTGACAGAGTCGTTGTCGTGGCGATCGCGGCCGTGGTCACGGCGTCGTAAGCCCCAAGGGCGGTCTGGATCGCGGTCGCGGCGGCGGAGAAGGACGCCACGGCGGAAAGGTCGATCGTGCCGGACGTCTTGACCACGCCGTTAAGCGTAATGGCGATCGTGCCGGTCGAAAGCGCGTTAAGCTGCGCAACGGTCATGGACGCCAGCGAGCCGCCTCGCACGAACGCCGCGACGCCTCGAGTGTTCGTCGGGTATTGCGCGATCAAGAGCGCAGCCGGTTTGACGGTGCTGTTATCGTACCCGGAGAAGTAAACGGTCGCTTGCGCGGCTTCGGCGCTGGATCCACCGAAATACGACGCGACGGCGGCGGCGGTCGAAAAGGACAGCACGGACCCGATCGGGGGCCGCAAGCTGTCCGTGAGAAGCAGGCCGGAAAGGTCCAGCGCAGACCCGCCGGCCGAAATGACCCCCGGGTTGACGTTGACAATCGCGGACGCGGGAATGCCGGGCATTGGGGGTTATCCTGAATCAGCCATGACGACTTGAGCGGAAAGGGTATCGGCAAATTGCGCGGGTGTCGATAGGTCGGGCTTCGCTTCGAAGTGCGCATCTATCACGTAGCGCCATTCGGTCTGTTGTGTCTCGCCAACAAACGGCATGGACTGCGGGTCGCCGCAATAGAGCGGCGAGAGCACGGCCGGATCTTGCGCCGCCAGCGTATCGAATGCCCATGAGCTATGCAGGGCCCCAACGATCACGGCGGCGTTGTCGGCGGATAGGGGGCCGTGAACGTCTATCTGTATCGTGACGTCGAACGACGTTTCGACGGTAAGGCCCGTCGGATCCGTGCCGGTCCAGCTCTCGACAGGCGTCGACAGGCGGACGCGGGTCCGGGCGGTGAGAATGACGAAGTTAGGCCCGATCGGCTCCGGAACGCGGTTAACTTCCCCCCGGAACACTTCGACGCCGGACGGAACGATTGCGAGCAAGAGCGCGCGAACCGCCGTGAAAATCTGGACGTCGGTAACGGTCGGAGTCATCAGTACGGGGCTTCTAGCTGCAACGTCAGGGCCACTTTGCACCAGCCGGCCCATTGTTCAAGGACCGTCGCCACAAGATAGGTCTCGCGGCTTTCCGTCAACGTGACCATGTCGCCCCCCGTGCGTCGAACCCGGCTCACGGCGTTTAGGTCGCCGTTGACGTAAGCGACGTTGGTCACGCCCTGCACGTTGAGCCCGTCAAGCTGGCGAAGATCTTTTGACGTCGCTTCCTGCACGTCAATCGTGACTGGATATTGCGCGAGCCAACGGGGCGTACGGACGCCGTCAGGGCTCGTATTGTACTGCCCGTTGCCCACCCATAGGGTCGCCTCGCTAGGGGCGTTGACGGCGCGCGCTAGGCCGGCGGCGAGGGCGTTGAGATTCATTCGCCAACCTCATAGTCGACGCTATTGAGCAGATTCGAAGTATGGACAAGCGGCTTGCCGGCCGGCGCGCTTTCGCCGTTCGCTACGTCCCGGCGCGCGTCCAGCACGTCTTGAAAGCTCTGCCCGCCCATGGGGAACCGATACTTGAGGAGATTGGTCACGGGGCTGTTAGGCGCGTAATTGCCTTCGACGATCGCCGCCTGCAGTTGCCCCTTGATCCCTTCGCCCATGAGCTCGAGAGCCGCCGCCCCGTCGCCGCCGTTGGCCTGCAGGATCCTACCGACGGCTTCGGGCCACGCGGGCGACTTTTCCGCGACCATGTTGCTAAAGAAGGGCCGGGGCGGGATGCCCCGGGACGGCGCGCCGAAATTCTGAATCGCGGCGATGGTCGGGACGCTTGTCCCGTCCGGATATGTCGACCCTTCAAGGAAGCCGACCTTAAGCGCGCCCTTGACGCCAAAGCGCTTCGCAATGCCCCGAAGGGCGTCCTGCAGCTTCTCGCCGCCGCTTATCGTAGCCATGGCGGGACGGTCACGCTGGCGGCGGGCTGGATAAAGCGCGCGGTCCGATATCGCGCCGTCGCGGTCCAGTAGTTAGCCCCGTATTGAGTTTGCTGATACCAAGCGGCGTTCGGGGTTTGCCCGTCCATGGCGACCGATACGTTGACGGATCCTTGCCCGGCGCTGGCGATGCGGCCGACCATGCCGGCGCGGTCCGGGGAGCGCAACGCGGCTAGGTGCGCGACCAGCATTCCCAAGAGCAAGAGCCGGGGCTGATAGGTGACGACGTCCGCCAAGACGGGCGAGCCGTCCGTGTTATCCAGATACAAGGCGGCTTCGGCAAAGAGCTCAACGGCGAGCGGTTCGGGTGTCGCCGTGACGAGCTCCGGGTACCGCGCCGCCCATCCCGCGTAAGAGAAGACGGCGACGGTCATCCGGGCTAATTCTTCGGATCAAACTTCGACAGGCCGCCCGGAAGCTTCGACTGCGACAGGGGCTCAAAGCCGGTTTGCAGATCGGACATTTCCCGAGCTTGCGCCTTGGCTTCCACGGGGTTGTCTTGCGCGAAAATGAAGCCCCGGGCGAACGGCGGGTAGTCCGCATTTTCCTTGGACCAGCGCGCCCAAAAGTCGGCCGGGACGTTGAAGGTCAGGCCGTAGCCCTTCCCAAAGTCGTCGGTCGTCTCGTGAGTGTTGAGCTCCCGCCCGGTGGCGGACGTCTTGAGGCGCGCACCATTGATGGTGACGCGCTTCTCAACCATGCCCGCCGGGTTGCGCACTTCTAGGTGCATCCCGTGCGGGAGCTTGCAGGCGACGACGACGGTATCCATTAGACCCCCAGCATTTGCGTCATGGCGAGGGGCATTTTGATGATCGCCCCCCAAGTGCCTTGACTCTTCTTTTGCTTCCAGCTCGAGACGGCCGGAACGACGGTGTGCGCGCGCATCTTTTCGGTAAAGGCGCACGTTCCGAAATCCTGCCCGTCGATCGAATTCACGAAGAGCTGCACGAGCTCGCCGGCCGACGTGCTGTATTCGGGAGCGGTCTTGATCGTGATATTCGGGAAAATCTTTCGCAGAATATCGGCGACGTTGACGTTAAAGCTGTTGGTCGCGGTCATGGCGACTTCAGACAGACCGGACATGGCGAGAGTAAACGGCGTGCCCATTTCGACGTTTTGGCCGCTTTGCGAAACCAGCGCGTAGAACATGGACGTAACGTCGGTGACGATCTCGTTAGGCGTGGCGGTAACGACGCCAGCGGTGACCCATGGGCCGTGCGCAGCGGATCCGTAAGCCTTGGGCCCGGGCTGCAGGGCGGCGGACAGCGACGGGTCGTTGAGGAGGCCGTAGTTAAGCAGGCCGTCGACGCCGTAGAAGTACGTCTTGTTCTGGAATTTGTTGAGAACCAGAGCGGCCGACACGTTGAGCTCTGCAGCGTAACCGATACGCGCGAGGCCGGCGCGTTCAAGCTCGCGCTCGCCCCATTGGGTCATGGTTTGATAATGGAACGACTGGCGTTGCACGAAGTTGAAGTTGACGCCGGCGGATCCGTTTTCGCTGTAGTCCCCGTAGGCCGACGTTTCGCCGGTCGACTCGAGCACTTGGAAGGTCGCGGTATCGGTGATCCAATCGCCCTTCTGAGCTTCGCCGATCATTTCGGCGGCCTTCATGGGCGTGACGAGCACGCGGACAAGCGCCGGGTCGACGTAGTTTGTCAAGTACGCCGGGATACCGCTGTTGCCAACGGTCACGAGGGCGGGCTGCGCATCGAAGGCGATGTTGCAATCCATCGCCACTTGCGGGGTGATGTAGTCGGCCGCACCCGGGAGCACGATCCCATGGGAGCGCTCGAGAGCGGCAAAGTCGGCGTGACGGCGCATATCTGGCGTTCCTTACGGGGCGGTCGAAGTCATTTTGAACAGCTCGCCCGCGAGGGCGTTGCTGGCGACGTACCACTTGGTTTCCACGGCTCCGGTCGCGGTTACGGTGGCGCTGGCGGCGGTTTGGGTCGGGCTGACGATATAGGTGCCCGTACCGCCCGTGCCGGTGCCGTAAGCGGTGATGAAGCTGGCGGCGGTCACGTTGGCCCCGGCGAGCACTTGGCCGATTGCCAGAGTGCCGGAGGCGACGGCGGTCACGGTCATGGTGCCGTAAGTGCCGGAAACGGTGGTGCTGGCGACGGTTTGCGCGATGCTGACGCTATAGACGCCAACGCCGCCCGTGGTGCCGGAGATTTGCCGGGTGACGGTCGTTCCAGAGACGACGTTGGTCCCGCTGATGGTCGCGCCGGGGACGACAGTCCCGGAGCCGACGGCGGTCACGGTCATCGTGTTGTCGGCGATCGACGCGGTAACGGAGAAGGTCGAAGCGGCGACGGAAGCCGTGACGCTCGCGTTCGCGACAGTCGCCCCGGCGGCGGC